AAGCCGCCAGCGGCAGCGGCGCCCCGGCGGCCAAGTCCGACCGCATCAGCATGGGCACGGCTGGTCTGGGCGAGTTGGAGCGTGCGGCGATTGCCAGGATGCTCCGGGAGCGGGAACAGGAGGGGACGACACCATGATCCCCTTCCCTCCAAAAAAATACGCCGTGATATACGCTGATCCGCCATGGGCCTATGCGGCCGGCGGGAAGAAGCGGAATGTGGCCAAGCATTATTGCGTAATGCCCCCAGAAGATATCTTCGGGCTTCCGGTGCAGGATATAGCAGCTGATGATTGCCTGCTATTCCTGTGGGCCACGTTCCCACAGTTAGAAATTGCGCTGGAAACAATCAGGCGCTGGGGTTTTGTCTACAAGACGGTTGCTTTTGTCTGGGTTAAGCGCAACAAAAAATCATCAGGCTGGTTCTGGGGGATGGGCAACTGGACCCGATCGAACCCAGAAATCTGCCTCCTGGGCATCAAAGGGAAGCCCAGACGCGCATCTGCCGCAGTCCACAGCGTGGTGGATGCGCCCATTAGCCGACATAGCGAGAAGCCGGCGGAAGTTCGCGATAGGATTACTCAGCTTATCGGGGGTGGACCCAAGATCGAATTATTTGCAAGGTTTGCGGCTCCCGGTTGGGATGTCTGGGGTGACGAATTGGGATAAAGCCGATGGAAGAAAAGACGATGATTAGCACGAAACCGATCCTGTTTAACACCGAGATGGTGAAAGCCCTCCTGGATGGGCGAAAGAGCGTGACCCGGCGGGTGGTGAAACCACAGCCGAAAATGCAGCTGTCCTATATCTGCAGTGGCTGCGGGTGCGGAAGATGGAATTACCCGCCGGAGAACTGCGTGGAACAGGGAGGATGGGACGAAAAGTACAGGCGAATTGACGGTCTGACAGCGGAAGACAACGCCATGTTTTGGACGCCGCCCTTCCACGCAAATGACATCCTGTATGTGCGGGAGACGTGGGCGGAGCTTGGAGCATGTTATACCCCGGAATGCGGCTACGAGTTGCATTACATATACCGCGCATCGTTCGAGCCTAATTTCATATACGATATCCCACATATCAAATGGCGCCCATCCATCCACATGCCAAAAGAGGCCGCCCGGATATTCCTGCGGGTGACGGCTGTCCGGGTAGAACGACTACATGATATCACAGAAGAACAGGCAAAAGCGGAGGGCGCAATTAAGGGGAATTACTTTGTAGATTCAGATGGAGAAACATTCTTCGAAATACGCCCAAATGACGGTTACTATCGTTGTGGCTTCCGGCACCTGTGGAACCTCACCATCAAGAAGTCAGACCTCCCCGTCTACGGCTGGGAAGCTAATCCATGGGTATGGGTCATCGAGTTTGAGCGGTTCAGCAAGGAAGAAGCAAAAAGGAGGTCAAAATGAATTGGAAACATGAATCCATCGAGAAACTTATCTCGATTGAAAGGAGGCCACAGATATGACAGTAAAAGAACTAGCGGCCGCATTGTCCGGTCGGGAGTATGGCATGGAAATCACCGTGGCGGAGGTACAGGCGGCAAAGGAGGCCGGATTGGTCGTGGTGTACGGATACTCCGATGATTGCGTGGAATTCCACGGAGCCATCAACGCGGAGATCGGGGCCTATGAGGGCACCACCATCTACGTCAACAGGGACGGGCTGATCGATGATCCGGCCTGCGGCGACGCAGAGGAATGCACCTGCCCGTATTTTGCGGCGGTCAGGAATGCCGCCAAGACCATCAAGGCCGTCTGGCACGACGCCAGCGGCCCGTGCTGGACGTTCGAGACCGACATCCCGCATGAGACCTTCACGATCATGGAGGGCGGGGAGCCGTTCTGCGTGGGCATCGTGTTCAGCATAGGAGGGCGGACAAATGAACTGGAAGTAGAAGCTATCGAAGAAAAGCGGGGTGACGATTATGCCTAAGCCGTGGGAAAACGCATCTGGCTATCCGGATCCAACTGCATACCGGGCAATCCAGGCCGCAGATAGCGAGGCCAAACGGGTAGATGCGCTGGTCCGGGCAATTAAGTACATCGTCGGACTCGCTGGTTTCGAGCTGGTAGCGAGGATTGAGCTTAGGGATAAGCGGGGCCGGGGGAGGGAGTGGAGGTGACAGGGTGAGCTATGCGCGGTATGATTGGTGGGGCTATGTCAGGTCCGTAATCCGGAAATATCCGAGTTTGCGCAAAGAACTGGAAAGTCTGCACGTGCAATCGTTGGCCGTCGATTACAGCGGTTTGCCGAGAGGGGGCAGTGCGGGGCGTACTGTAGAGATCTTGGCTATACGCGAGCTCCCATCTTGCAAACAGCGGGAGCATGAGGCTGTCCGCATGGCAATCCGCGACACTGAGCGCATGGAAAATGGGCGCGACCGCCTGAAGGTGGTGGACTGGGTGCATTGGCAGCAGAGCCTGACAATATCCGGGGCGGCGCTTAGGATCCCCTGCGGTTACAAAACAGCTCAGCGCTGGCAGGCGGATTTTATAAAGCGAGTAGCTGCGTATCTTGGCTTTTTTGACGATTGACCGCGAGATGTACCAATGGGCACAAAAAGTCGTGGTATACTAGTACCATCCAAAAAAAGAGAGGCCAGGGATTAGTCCCTAGCCTCTTTTTGGTCTCAGTTATCGGCAACGCCCAACTGCTCCATCAAGGCGCTTTGCAGCACCTGGGAGAAATTGATGTGTCGGCCTTTAGCCAGTGTGTCCAACCAGGACGGAATGGTAAGTGTTTTCTTTACCGCTCGTGTGTCGTGCTTCTTGGCGTACGCCACCGGGTCGAAGCGTACCAATGCGACAAAATCACCGGCATCTGGGTGGATGTTTTCGGGCTTGGAAGGTGCCGGATAAGGCTGGTTATTTTCCGACAGATCTTCCAGACACAGGCCTACAGCATCAAACGCCATATCGTAGGCCTCCTCCAGAGTGTCGCCTTGGGAGAAGCAGCCGTCGATATCCGGCACGAATACGGAGTAGCCAGTGTCCTCTGGGTGGAAGATTGCGGGGTAGAAAAGCTGCGACATGATATTCTCCTTTCTGGGGGAGGCGGGGCTTATTTCAACCCCGCCTGCTTGAGTATTGCTTTTTCAATCCCCGGTTTTAGGGTACCGGAGTGATAAGGGACGGTGGTGGTCTTCCCGGTTTTCGGATTTTTATAAAATCTGTGTGAACCATTCGACCGGGCGTACTGGAAACCATTAGATTCAAGGAGCTTAATCATTTCCTTGGGTGTCATCGGCATTTTCGCGTCCCTCCTTTCACTGGGACTATTATAGCACGTATAATACGTATTGTCAAGGACTATTTTCGGAAATTTGTAAGAAAGGTGGTGGCTGCTGTGGGCGGTCCCCGTAAGATCAAATCAGCAAAGCAAATGGCGGAGTTATGGGAAGCATTTAAGGCGCAGTGTGATAATCAGATGGTCCTCACGCATGATTTCAGTGCGAAAAATAGTGAGTTCGTGAGCAAGGAACTGCGGCGGAGCATCACCTATACGATTGAAGGTTTTTGTGTGTTTGCTGGGCTTTCCAGGGCGGCGTTTTACAAAAATTACGCGGGTGACAAACGATACGTTGACATTGTTACGCGCATGAAGGAAGAATGCGAGGTTGATGCCCGCAGAAAATTCGAGGTTGGGCAAATCCCTCCGCAGTTGGCCCCCTTGTGGATGAGCAAACACGGATACAGTACAAAAACCGAGCAATCTACAACGGGCCAAAGTGCACTGGAGCAATTTGTCCGGGCAACTAAACCCAGTCGCGCAGAAGTGGAGGCCTTATATGCCGAAGAAGACTAAAGGGTTCCAGTTCAAGCCGTTTTCCCCGAAGCAGCGCCGCCTGATGTCCTGGTATGAGCCTGGGAGCCCACACCGGGATTGCGATATGGTCATCGCTGACGGCGCCATTCGATCTGGCAAAACTGTGGCCATGATCTGCGGTTTCTTCCGCTGGAGCCTAGAAGCGTTTCAGGGAGAGACCTTCATCTTGGCGGGCAAGACGGTAGGCGCGCTTAAGCGTAACGTCATCGGCCCGGCCTTGGAGATCCTCCGAGCCTGGGGCCTGCCATATACCTACGTCAGCTCCGGAGATGAGGCCAGACTGGAAATTGGTGATAACACGTATTATCTCTATGACGCACACAATGAGCGGAGCCAGGACCGCCTCCAGGGCCTGACAGCCGCCGGCGCTCTGGCGGACGAGGTGGCCCTGTTCCCGCAATCCTTTGTGGAGCAGATGCTTGGCCGGTGTAGTGTAGAGGGCGCAAAAATCTGGCTCAATTGCAACCCCGAAAGTCCGGCCCATTACGTCAAAACAGAGCTGATCGACAAGGCAGAGGAAAAGCATATCTACCATCTGCATTTCCGGATGTCCGATAATTTGACGCTCTCTCCGCAAAAGCGTGAGTTTTACGAGCGGATGTTCACAGGTGTGTTCTACCGGCGTTTTATCCTGGGCGAGTGGGCTCTGACAGATGGGCTGGTGTACCCACAGTTTGCAGATGATCCTGGCAGATATACGGTGGATACGCCACCATCCATCCAGTACGCTGTAATCGGCGTAGACTTTGGCGGGACCGGTTCCGCCCACGCTTTTACCCTCGTCGGTTTTACACCGGGTATGCAGTCTGTGGTGGTCCTGGATGAGTATTACCATAACAACAAACGGGATGGCATCCTGTCACCCGCAGAACTGGATGCTGCATTCGTCGACTTTGTACGCAGGGCAAAAAGCCGGTACCGGGTATATGAGGCCTATTGCGACAGCGCCGAGCAGACGCTGATCCAAGGCCTGCGCATTGCTGCCGCCCGGTCTGGCCTTGGTCTTGACGTGCGTAATGCCGTCAAGGGCCCAATTAATGACCGGATCATGTTTTACAACAGCCTGATTGCTCAGCACCGCTTTTTGATTTGCGGCCAGTGCAAAGCTACCATCCAGGCCATGTGTCAGGCTGTGTATGACAGCAAAGATCCCACAACGGACAAGCGCCTGGACGATGGAAGTACCAACATTGACAGCCTGGACAGCATGGAGTACTCCACAGAGACCGTGCAGAGCGATATCATGTATTTAGGGCTTATGAGGTGATCGCATGAATGCAATTATTCAATACCTGAAGTCAAGGGACTACAATTGTGTTCCGGATGATTTTTACAGCTCCATAACCCTATGGCACAAATGGTATCTGGGCCGTGTGCCGGAGTTCCACGACTACCGGCAGTACAACGGCAAGACCCGCCTCCGCCGGTCCCGCCGGTCTCTGGCTATGGCGAAGACGGTGGCGGAAGATTGGGCGAATCTGGCCCTGAACGAAAAAGTGGAGATCATGTGCGGGAAAAAGTCTACAGATAGGCGCGTTTGGGAAGTGCTGAATGCTAACAAATTCCGGGTACGTGGAAATCAACTGCTGGAAATGGCCTTTGCTATGGGGACCGGCGCTTTCGTGGAGCGCAAGGGCGCCGATGGGACGATCAAAATCGACTACATCCGGGCGAGTATGATCTATCCGCTGGCCTGGGACAACTTGGAAATCACGCAATGCGCATTTGCCAGCGAGAAGGCCGCCGGGAAAGAAAAGCATGTGTATCTCAATATCCACCTGCTAGAGAACGGCAAGTATGTGATAGAGAATCATATATTTCGGCGCGACGGAGAGGCACTGGCCGAAATCGACCTTCCGCCTGATGTTGAGGAAAAGATTTTCACAGGCTCTGAGACGCCGCTATTTCAGATCATCCGCCCAAATATTGCCAACAATCTGGACCCGGATTGCCCTATGGGCATCTCGGTCTACGCCAATGCGCTGCCGCAACTGGAGGGCCTGGACCTGGTTTATGATTCCTACTGCAATGAGTTTCAGCTTGGCCGCAAACGGATTACCATCCCGGTAACCATGGCCAGAATCGAAATGGAGAAGGACGGCACAGTTACTCCGGTGTTCGATGATAACGACACAGAGTTCTTTGCCGTGCCTGCAGCCGAGGGCCAGGATAATAAAATTCAGGAACACAATATGGAGATTCGGCACCAGGCCCACGACGCCGGAATCCAGACGGCGCTGAATCTGCTATCCTTCAAATGCGGCATGGGAAAAGACCGGTACAATTTTCGGGATGGGCAGGTCAAGACGGCCACCGAAGTAGTCAGCGAAAAATCCGACCTATTCCAGAGTTTGAAGAAGCACGAGTTACTCCTGCGGGATGCTCTGACCGGTCTATATACTGCTGTGGCGGAGCTCCTGAATCTCAGCGCTCCGGAGGTAACTGTCAACTTTGATGATAGCATCATCGAGGATAGCGATACCCGGCGTGCCACAGACCGGCAGGACGTCCGGGACGGGCTCATGGCCAAGTGGGAGTACAGGATGCGGTGGTACGGAGAGGATAAGGATACGGCCCAAGCTATGGCCGCAGAGCTGGACACTGGTCCAGAGCTGGGATTTGGCGGTGATGCCTGATGCTACCGCCGGAATATTTGCAGGACCTGCCTGAGGCAATCCTGGAGCTGTACCGAGAGGCGGAGCTGCGTATCCTGGCAGATATGGCGCGACGACTGGCAGCCTATGACTATTGGATACCGGCAGTAGAGCATCAAAAGAGATCCCTGCAAGAGGTAGGACGGACCCATGAGGAGATCTTGGGTGCGCTATCCAAAATCACCGGCAAATCTGGTCAAGAGCTGCGCCAGATGATGCAGGAAGCCGGCGCCCAAGCGCTGGAGAGCGATGCCGCAGAATACACCGCCGCAGGCCTGGATCCGCCCAAAATCCAGAGCAGCAAGCGGCTACGCGACACGCTCAACGCCGGCTATAAAGCCACACAGGGCACCATGCGCAACCTGACCAGGACGACAGCAAAAACCGCATCACAACAATTTGAGCGTGCCCTAGACTGTGCATGGATAGAGATCCGGAGCGGCAGCATTGACTACAGCACAGCTATCCGTAACGCCATCAAGGATCTATCCAAGGCTGGTGTACAGGCAATCCACTACCCTACCGGCCACACAGATAGCCTGGAGGTAGCCGTCCGCCGGGCGGTGGTAACAGGTGCCAACCAGACGGCCCTACAACTGCAGTGGAGCCTGGCGGATGAGGTTGGCTGCGACCTGGTGGAGACTACAGCCCACGCTGGTGCCCGCCCATCCCATGCACTTTGGCAGGGCCAAATTTTTAGCCGCTCCGGCAAATCCACCAAGTACCCGGATTTTCGGGCGGCCACCGGCTACGGTACCGGCGCAGGCTTAGGCGGCTGGAATTGCCGGCATAGCTATCATCCGTATTTTGAGGGGGCACCTCGAGCTTATAGCAAGGAGCAGCTGGACCAGTACAACGCCAAAGCTTACACTTACAGCGAGCGGGATCTGACGGAGTACGAGGCTACGCAGATCCAGAGATACAACGAGCGGCAAATACGCCGGTGGCAGCGGGAGTATGTAGCCATGGAAGCGGGCGGGCAAGATACCGCAGAAGCAGCCGCGAAGATCCGGCAATGGCGGGAGACGCAAGCTGAATTTTTAAAGCAAACCGGGCTGAAGCGGCAGTTTGACAGGGAGCGGACCCCGACCTTTGGGAGTAAGCAATCCAAGACCATCGGCCGTACATGACTCTCGCAGAGAGGCGTGTGTGATGCCTGCCAGGCTGTTCGAGCCGATTAAAGATTAACTGCCGGACGCAAGTGACGGCAGTTTTTTCATACCTATATCGTTGATAGGGGCACCCAAAGGGGTGCCTTTTTCATACCCATTTTGTAAGTAGGAGGTAAAAATACATGGAATTCTTGAAAGATCTCTTTGGGGGTGGCGCACTGACCTATGACCAGTTGACAGCCGCCTCCAAGGAGAAAGGCTACCAACTGGTCAACGCCGCCGGTGGAGCCTACGTGCCTAAAGCGGACGTGGACAATCTGCAAGGGCAAGTGACAACCCTGACCGGCCAATTGGCAGACGCCAACAAGAAGCTTGAGGGCTATGACCCAACGTGGAAGACAAAAGCCGAGGAGGCACAGCGGAAACTGGAAGCCCAGCAGTTTGACTTTGCTTTGGAAAAGGGAGTAGCGGCTGCCGGCCCCAGGAACACCAAAGCCGTCATAGCAATGCTGGATCGGGAAAAGCTGAGTCTCGCGGGCGGTGAAATCATCGGCCTGGAAAAGCAGCTGGAAGCCCTGAAAAAGGGCGAGGATACTGCCTTCCTCTTTGTCCCGGAGCCCCAGAAAGCCACTGGCTTGAGCCACCAGAACGCACAACCCGTTGGCGGGTCCGGCTCTAACGACGCCGCCAATCAGGCGCTGCGGGCCTTTTTTGGCCACAGCGAATAAGAAAGGAGTAGCACCATGACCAACATGATTTCCCGCCAAAACGCCGAAGCCCTGATCCAGGAGCAGCTCATCAGCACCATCCAGCAGGATGCACCCAAGCACTCTGTATTTATGCAGCTGGCCCGAAAGCTCCCCAATATGACAAGCCGGCAAACCAGAATTCCCGTCCTGGATATGCTGCCAATGGCCTACTGGGTCAATGGGGACACCGGCTTCAAACAGACCAGCCAGCAAGCCTGGGACAATGTTTACCTGACCGCCGAAGAGCTGGCTGTCATCGTGCCCATTCCTGAGGCTGTGGTGGCCGATTCCAGCTTTGACATCCTGGGCGAGGTTCAACCCCGCATTATGGAGGCCATTGGCCAGCGCGTGGACAGCGCCGTCATCTTCGGCGTTATCATCGCAACACTCGTAGGTATACCTCTCGGCGTGACCAAATGGTCCGATTATACCTGGAAGTTCTGGGAATATTTTGAAAAGTTCTTCAGCTTCAACTCGGCAGAAGGCGGCATTTTCTTCTCCGCATTCACCGAGGGCTTTACTTGGGAAGCGGGCGCTAAGGCTATTATGCCTGCCATCATGACCGTCATCACCTTCTGCATGATCGATATGTTCGATACCATGGGTACGGTTGTCGGTTGCTGCGTTCCCGTCGGTCTTGCCGATGAAAAGGGTAA